TGCAAGGATATGTAACAAAGGCAAATGACACAAGGCCGCGCTCGAAGTTACACCTAAGGGCAAAAAACATTCTTGTTGACCTATTCCCGACGGTTCAGATTTTAGAAGAAGTCGCTGTTCCAATTACTAGAAATGAAAGGCTCTTTTTTGATTTTTATATCAACACCCTTAAGCTAGTAGTAGAAGTACACGGACAGCAACACTATAAGTTTAACACCTTATTCCATACATCTGCTCAAGATTTTACCAATCAGAGGAAAAGAGATAGTAGAAAACAAGAATGGTGTGAGTATAATAATATAACATACATAGAGTTACCACATAATGAGGATCAAGAACAATGGCTCTACAAAATACAGCACAGGAACGGCTAGAGAAAATAGATTCCATATTAGATGAGTATGAAGGAAGGCTTGGACTTCCTAACTATTCTTCTGACTTTCATGACCAGTCGGTTAAAAAGTATATGAATATGCCGCATCAGAACATGGAAAAGCTGACGGTAGAACAGTGCGCAGAGGCAGCTCTATCACTTGGGGGTTTCTCTTTTTATCTGCAGAGATCTTATAACAGGGAGGTATCTAGGGTAAACTGGGCCACTTCAGCAATAAAAGCTATAGTGTCTGGACGGGAAAGTCAGTATTCTGGATCTTGGGATAGTCAATATAATCAAGCAGTTAAAGAAGACGGATACGCTTCAAAGGTTAATCATATTAAAGTCTATGCCCAACAAAGGGCAGATAGGCTGACTTATCTAGCTACTTCAGTTAAAAACCTAAGCGACTTATTTGTAAACCTACAAAGGGCAAAGATCAATAATCATGGATAAAAAAGAAAAAATAATGGAATTGCTATCTCAACTTAGCGAAGAGGAACTCAAGGAAGTTCTGGGAAATACGCCCAATAAGAAAAGAAGAAGAGGAAGAGGTAAAAGAAAATCAGGGAATACTAAGAAGGTAAATGATTCAACTAATAAGTTTGAAGAGATTTACTCAAGCCTGAAGTTTTCGGATTCGGAGTTGGCTGAACTAAAGGTAGCTGAAGAAACGGACAAGGTGTCAAAGTTGAATCCGCTCAGAGGAGGTAGAGCACCTGCCAATAAGGTGAAAGTAAGATGTGATAAGTGTTCTAATAAATTCAATATTGTCCCTTCTTTGGTGCAGAACGCCGCAAGATGGACTTGTAACGATTGCTTGACAGGTAGGAGATAAATATGCTAAGTGATTTACCAGCAGAACGAGCTGTGCTTTCTGGAATGTTCAGATACGGAGCAGAGGCATACCATGATGTAGCAGACCTTGTTTCAGAAACTGCATTTACGGACGATTCCAATACTGTAATCTTTTCATGCGTAAAGCATATATTAGAGAAGGATGACTCTTCAGAAATAGATGTGCCTAGTATGCTTTCGGCAGCAAAAGAACTAGGTCTTGATTCTTTCTTTAATACACAGGAGGTTCAGCATCTATCCTCCATTATGAAATTTCCTGTCCTATTAAGTAATGTTAGGAAGTTTGCGGCTAAAATAAAGAAGCTTGAAATAGCAAGGATGATGTATGATCAGTTAGAGCTTACTAAAGAAAAATATCTGAAGATAAAAGGGGACGAATCTATATCTAAAATATTAGGTATAGCGGAGGATTCTGTTGTGGAGGTCGCTAGCCTTGTTTCTGGAACAGACGAATCTCCGATCCAGATGTTTGATAACATATCAGAGTACTTGGATGAGCTGGCAGAAAATCCCATAGATCAGATTGGAATCTCGACAGGTCTCCGTCGTTATGATTTTGCTATAGGAGGAGGTCTGAGAAGGGGCACTGTTAATGTCATCGGGGCACGCCCTAAAATAGGAAAGACTTTACTTGCTGATAATATGGGCGTTCACATGGCCAAGAGAGGAATCCCAGTTCTAAACTTAGACACAGAAATGAGAAAAGAAGATCATCAGAATAGACTAATGGCTATGCTGACAGAGGTCCCTATTAACGACATAGAGACAGGGTCTTTTGCAAAGAATCCGCTGACGAAGGCTAAGGTCAAAAAAGCGGCAGAAGAAGTGTCTGAGCTACCGTACTACTATAAGTCAATAGGGGGGTGTTCATTTGAAGAACAGCTTTCTATAGTTAGGAGATGGATAAGTAGAGTAGTAGGACTAAATGATAAAGGAAAAGCTAATGATTGTGCTATCATTTATGACTATCTAAAATTAATGGACTCCTCGGAAATACAGGGAGACATGAAGGAATTTCAGGTTCTTGGATTTATGATGACAGCTCTCCATAACCTTTCCCTGAAATACGAGATACCCATTCTCTCCTTCGTGCAATTGAATCGTGATGGAATTAGTAAAGAATCCACTGATACGGCCTCTGGGTCTGATAGAATCATTTGGCTTTGTTCTAACTTTACTATTTACAAGACCAAGTCTGATGAAGAAATTGCTAAGGATGGAATTGAAAATGGGAACAGGAAATTAGTTCCGGTAATTGCACGTCACGGTAGAGGATTAGAAGATAGAGACTACATAAACATAACCCTCAAGGGAGACTGTGGTAAGGTAGTCGAAGGAAAAACAGCTTTTGAACTTGACAGTTCTGTGAGCGTAACAGAAGAAGACGATGATTATGACAATTCAGAAGACATTCCATTTAAATAATGACTATGACTACGGAAAAATAAATGCACTTTGCAAAATAGCCGTAGAACATCTAGATCAAATATATGAACATTTTGGTATAAGTAGCTCATACAAGAATGAGATACTTGTTAAGTCTGTTTGTCCAATTCATGGAGGTGACAATAACACAGCGCTTAATCTGTACTATAATGGGGACTACAAGATACACTACAAGTGTAGAACTCATCAATGTGAAGAGACCTTTGGAAACGGATTCATAGGATTTATAAAGGGTTGCCTCTCTAGATTTAGATACAGCTGGGAGAAAGAGGGGGACAAGGAGGCTTCATTTCGTGAGTCTGTAGAGTTCTTACTTAAGTTTCTAAACCAAGACCTAAACGCCTTAACTCCTGAGAATGTCAGCCTAGAGAAACTAAAATTTGGAGGTATGGCGAATGTATTATCCCCCTCTAGGGCAAAGACATCTCAGATAACGCGAGAAATATATAGATCAAGAGTTGAAGTACCTTGCGACTACTACTTAGAAAGAGGTTTCTCTAGAGAAGTTCTTGAAGAATATGATATCGGCTATTGTGACAATCCAGAAAAGCCCATGTACGAGAGAGCTGTTGTTCCTATCTATGACAATGAACATGAGTTTATTGTTGGGTGTACAGGTAGAAGTGTTTTTACGCAGTGCGATAAATGTGGCAGCTACCATAATCCTATTAGGAAATGTCATCATTTTCCTAAATGGTTTCATAGTAAAGGATTTCAGAAAGAAAAGTGGTTGTATAATTACTGGAAGGCTAGGAGTTTTATTTCTGACAGCGGCGTAGCAATACTTGTAGAGTCTCCCGGAAATGCTTGGAGACTTGCAGAAGCGGGTATACATAATGTTGTTGCGATATTTGGAACCTCCTTTAACAACGATCAAAAAAACTTACTTGACGAATCAGGAGCGCTCTCCTTGGTTTGTCTAATGGACAATGACGAAGCTGGAAAGAGAGCAGCTCAAAAGATAGAAGAACAGTGTTCTAGACTTTATAGAATATATTTTCCGTCTTTTGACTCAAACGATGTGGCAGAACTTAGTGTAGATAAGGTAACGTCAGATATTAAGCCGTATATTGATGAAGCAATGGAAATTTATAAAGGAGTTTAACGTGAGTAATAGCGATAGTATTAAACAGTCCTGTGTCAGTTACCTATGGCATAAGGCTATCACAGATCAAGAAAAGGCAAGACTTTCTCTCGACCTATTGATGAATAATGCAGTAGGTATAGGAGATCACTCCACTGGAGATTTTTATAAAAATTTAGAGGAAGCTCTTGATATCTTGGTGGATGCGGGAGATCGATTGTCCCTGTTGCAGAATGTTTATGGTGATTATTTTAAATCTAATTCTTTTACGGAAGAGGAATAATGTCACATAT